ATTGACGAAAGTGTGGTCCTTATGTTATACTCGGTAAGACCACAAGGTCTGAGCACATTTATAATCTATCAACACACATACCTCAGCACATTTATAGTTACATAGAGACGATTAAAGCACTTAATTGATACGAATTCATATCATTATCACCTTTCAATAACAATAATTATCAAACGATTTAACGAACACAAATATATTTTTTAATACATTTTTTAATGAAAAAACAATAAAAAAACCCCTAAAAGTAGGGGTTTTAACAGTATTTCAATCAAGTGCTAATCTGTACCTTGCATAACTCTCTGCATCAGATCTTTTCTTGAAACGTGCTTCTTCACCTTCAAATCTGAGTGGCAGATACCTATACTTCTTTCCTTCCTTAGTAATAACAGTTCGGGAGAATAGGTGAAGAGAGTAACTACCTTCCTCAGTATATTCATCTTCTTTCTTGACTATGAAAGGGAGAACTTGTTGATCGTTGAATGATGCTTTGGAGAGTAACATTGGTTTGTTAGTTGTTAATCAGTTCAGCAGGACTTCCGCACGATTTATAAAACTCAACCATACGTTTTGCTTCCTCTAATGTAGAGAATGATTGCTCTCTCCATTGTTGTTGATAAGGAGTAAAGTAACGGATTTTGAACATCAGTGAATTGGGAAAGTTTGGATGAGTTTGTAACCTGCAAGATTACCAAAGTTCTGTGTCATTGCTTTATACTCAGAACGTGCAATAATCGTCTTGATGTGATTACTATTGCAGTGTTGGAAAATGTACTTTTTCATCAGTAAAGTACCATACCTTCAGTGAAAGGAATTGTATTGCCGTTATCAATCACAAACCATTCAAAGTCACGTTGAAAGATACGGGCATCATTTCCGTGAACTTTCAGAATAGCATTGAGACGTGATTTGGTAGTAGGAGTTTTGTACCCACAGGTGTAAAGTTCAAGGAAGGTATCACCAATCGTTGCGATATGATTGCCGTGAAGCATAACATATGAAGCATCACGTTCGGGTGAATAGGTAACTTCAGTGTTGTCAGATTTCCAGTCTTTGCAATCACAAATTGCTTTGTTCATTTGACGTTCGATCTTACGCATTTGAGAAGCGGTTGTGTCCTTACACTATTAAGGCAGTTTGAAGGTGAGTAACTTTAATTCAGTCTACATCAATCAGATTGCTGTTACCTTCCAACTCAACATTATCCAGTACAGTTACAATCGAATTGTTGGGAGTAAGGTAATCAATCTGCAGAACATTTGGTGCGATTTCAGTAGAACCAATGATCACAGATGCAAGGAGAAGTTCAATCATTGTTGTGGTGAAATAATGTCTGCAACAGTGTGTAATGTGCTTGAGGTGATGTTGCGAACTCCAGGTGAGAATATAAACGCAACGATGAAAATGAGTGTAATTGTTCTCATCTTATCTGGTGACTTGAATGTAAGTCTTCGTGCCATCAGTTAATGACATCATACTGCAGAGATTTGATACACCAACCTGTGTTGTTGGTGATCACATCAGCAAGAGATTCCTCGCCATCAGGTGAATCCCACAGGCAAGATTTGGTCTCTTGAATGATCTCATCTTTCTCCTCTTGAGTGAGATCTTCATAATCAAAATCGAACTCAATTTCAGTGATTTTGTAGTAATTCATCGTCTTTGTGATTTCAGTGGTGGTCATACTACTGTGGCAGTTTGGAGGTGAGTAACTTTAATTCAACTCAATGTTCCAGTCAGCATCTGCAGTAAGATTGACCCAAAAGTGATACTTACCATTCGCAGAGGTTAGAAACATTTTGTTCCCGTGATGTTGCTCTACAATACATTCCTGATTGCGTTCCATAAGATTACAGAAACGATTGGTAGCTTTCTTACTCTTGGGTGTCACAAATACAGTCATCATAGTCTTCATTTCTGTTCAGGTGTTGAATGATAAGAACGTTTGCTGCTCCGAGGATATAACCAGCAAGAACAAGAATACCACCAGTAAGCATAGTCAATCAGTTACCGAAGAAAGCATCAAACTCGTCTGCAATCTGATCGATCAATTCATCAGTTGCATTGAGATCGAATACATCACAAACCCAGTCTACACAATCATTCAGATCGGTGTGATTGTCACACATAAAATCACGGAGTGCGGGTGCAATCTGGTCTTGGAAGAAGGTTTGAGTGTTGTTCATACTATTGAGGCAGTTTGGAGGTGAGTAACTTTAATTGACGGAGAGTTTCAGTTGCTCATCAGCATAAGTGCAGCATCTTCGCTGATGCTATCCTCAGGCAGTTTCACACTGCGAGCACAGGAGACTGCATCAGCAAAGTTACGAAACTGTGCAAAGGTTTTCTGATTGCCGACCCAGCAACCTTTGTACTCATAAATCATAGCTTCGACAGTAAATACATCACCTTTAGTATCACGATCTACACTGTGCTTGATATAAACTTTCCCGTCATTTCGGGTGTACTTATCGAAGGTGGAAGACTTAAAAGTACGGGCGAAATCGAGAATGAAATCTCCAGTGAGATCAGTATCCTGAGCAAAGAGATTTGCGTAGTGAACAGTCATTTTGTGGTTTTTCATTGGGTCCTTACACTATTGAGGCAGTTTGGAGGTGAGTAACTTTAATTGACTAAAACTCAGTTATAGAAACGATCCACAATTTCATCGCGGAGACGATTCAGAGTTGTCACATTTGAAATATAACCAACCTCAGAGTTAAGATTATCCTCAAAGGTCGCATATCCAAGGATGTTAACAATATCACTCACATACAGTTTGCGATAGGATTGGAGTTCTTCTTCATCAAAGTGATTGAAGTAATTGACAAGAAAGTTAAGTGCCTCAGTGTAAAGTTCTTGAGTCATTTCAGTGTGAATAGTCATTTTGTGAGTGGGATTGGGAAGGGCAATCATTAGTTACTGAACCTTGAGATGGTGAACTTGAACGTCGCAATACTGAGAGTCTTTATACTCCTCATTGTATTCTTGTTTCATCTCTTCTGCCCGACGATATGCGTCTTCTTCTTTATGATACAAACCGTAAAGTTCATCAGGTTCGTATTCATCAAGACGGGCATAAACTCCGTAGACAATCATCAAACTGCACCTGCCATAAAGTTATATTCTTGCACCAGATCAACATTATCACCAGTGATCAGATAATCCATTGCAAGACGCTCATTAATCTCGCGGATTGCATCTTTCTTGGTGATACACTTGCGAGAGATGGTATCAACTCCCTTCCAAGATAGAACCTTGAGAGTATAGTTGGAACAATCTTCAATAGGATAGAAACCCACCAGCATTGTGCCATCTTTAGATTGAAGTGTGGGAAACTCGATCATCGTTTGTGTGGTGTTCATACTACTGTGGCACTTTGGAGGTGAGTAACTTTAATTGCTGAAATAATTGTATAGCAAAGCAATCGAAGATAGCACTATGATGGGAACAGCAATCCACCAGTATTCTACGATCAACCAGATACCAAACAGTATCGCACCAATGATTACATATCCACCAACATCACTCTCAGAAACTGATGATGAACCACCAGAACTTACCTTGCGAAGATTAACAACTTGTTCTGCACCATAAATCCTCTCAAATTGCTCTTTTGCGCCAGTGATTGTGTTAGCTTGAACTTCCAGTTCTTGATAACCAGATGCAGTTCCTAACCAACACTTTGCTCTCCAAGTTGCCATCACCAAGTACCTCTTTGAACGTGAATGTTGCGGATTTGAGTGTAAATGAACTGCTTCAGTTTGTTGTCGTCAGTGTTATCAAAAGCATAATAAAGACGGTTCAAATACTCATCTTGTGTCAGTCCAATGTTACCATCACCACCGATCTCATTGAGTGATGAACCTGCCTTAGATTTTGGTCGTCCAAAGTTACCTGTGACATTGCCAGATGTTCTCAGCTTTGGACGGATCTTTGAGAGATTGGAGTTAGTCATCGTGCTACAATATCCAGGGTTTCCAACAGCATCATCGAAAGTTCCATCTGGTTCTCATCATCAACCACAGGAATGTTTGCCCCTACAAACTCACTAATCAGTTGGGCAAAGAGTTCAGTTGTGCGCTCATCTGCGAATAGAGCAGTGGCAAGTTCATTCTTGAACCCATCACACAGAAGTTTGAGAGACTTTGTGACAGTCATTTCTTTAATTTGTTCATCATAAGTCATTTCAGTGTCGTAGGTCATTTGATTTGAAAATGGAGTGTTAATGTTATAAATAATAACACAGTATGCAGGTATTAAAAATGAAAGAACATCCAGAACATAAAGGTTATTTTATCACAGAAGACGGTGAAGTTTGGTCATATTGGCGCAATCGTGGAAGAGATGGGTGGGGAATAGTATTAGATAAAGAACCCAAGAAAAGAAGATTTAATAATCATTGCAAGGGATACTTGACTGTTTGGATTAAAACAGAAGAAGGACAGAAGTTAAAAAAAGTTCATCGTCTGGTTGCAGAAACTTACATTCCAAATCCAAATAATCTCCCTCAAGTTAATCACATTGATGGCATAAAAACAAACAACAATGTCAGTAATCTTGAGTGGTGCAGTAATCAAAAAAACACAGAGTTAGCATTAGCGAAAGTTCATCAGTTAGTAACACCAACTGGAGAAATAGTAGAAGTTTTTAATCTTGGAAAGTTTTGTAGAGAACATAAAATTGATAGGGGAGACCTTTATAAGGGAAAAAAGTCGAAAGGTTACTATTTACAATAATCACCTTTTGTAAAGATACCCCGCCGACCAATCTGCGTTCTCAAACAACCACTCGCGGTCCTTAATCAGCAGGAGATTGTATCTCTCACCCTTTGCAGGACTACGCCACGACGCTGACTTGAAAACGCCTCCATTTTGCTTATCAATAAAGCAATGAACACTGCGGGAACCACCACCATTAACCAGAATCACTTTGTGATACTTTTTACCAGACTCAATGACATAATCAATGTCACACTTGCCAGACTTGAGTTCATCAACCTTACGAAGGTGATGCTCTACACTCTCACCGCGCTCTGCGGAACGCTGATGTCCGCGAATGGAATACTGACGATAGTTGTCTTTGAGTGCTTCAATCAGCAGCAGAGTGTTCTTATACACATTCTCTGCAATGGTTTGTTGTGCTTGTGCTTGCATTGTGGTTGTCTTCATACTACTGTGGCACTTTGGAGGTGAGTAACTTTAATCAACCCCAATCCTTTACCATCACAAAGTTGGCGTGAGAGAAAGTTTCCCTATCAACAACTTTGTAAGAGCCAAACTTGTTATGAATGACATAACCTTCGTGGAAGGAATCAATACCATTGATAGAACATTCGATTTCGTCTTCTTCATAAATGAACAGGAACAAATCATCCTTGATAGACTTCACCAACTTCCACAAACGGATCAGGTTCTTGTCACAATCACATTTTTCTGCAATTTCATCTTCATCAACGACCTTTTGCTCACGGATGCAGGCATTGATCACTTTTTTGATTTGTGATGCCTTGCGATCAGACACAAACTCACACAGAGTGCTCATTTGCTTGGCAAATTTGCACACATCTTCCAGATCCTCACGATAAGGATTCAGAGACACGTTAGGTTGCACAAACAAGACATTTTTAGTGCTCACAAACTTGCTGGTGATAGGATGTGCTACCATCTCAGGCAGACGCTCGCCAGTGTAGTAAGTATGAGGGCAGATGATAATATCCTGACGCACAGGTGCAGGAAACTTGTAGGTAATAGTATTGGGTTTGAAAGTATCCAACCCACTGCCAAAACCAATGAAATCTCCCTGATACACTTTTTTAGTGCGAGGCAGGAAATCCAGACAATAAATCAAAATTTGTGCTACGTTTGGTTGATGCCCAAAGTGCAGAAAGATGTCATCTTCGGTGTAACACAGGCGAATCTTTTGCTTGTTAAATGCTGCTTTGGTGCAGACAAAAAACTTACCGTTCTCGGGATTAGTTCCCCACACAAGTGCAGGCGCACCATCCATCTTTACACTGATAAAACTATCAACCTCAGAGAACCAATCAAGTACGGAAAGATCACCATTAAGGACGCAATCTTCGGGATGTTCGATGTGCAGATTTTTCTGAGGTGTTTTGTTCATACTACTGTGGCAGTTTAGAGGTGAGTAACTTTAATCAGATCAAACTTGCACCAGTTTCTGTAGACGATTGCGGATGTCAAAGATCTCCATATCATCCATATCTACGGAGTCCAAATCTACGGGAGCAAACTCCTCAAGATTTACATTTCCATCAGCATAAATGGGTGCATAATATAACTCGTCACCATCTTCTTGCGACAGAGTATAAACGCAACCGTGACCAGGAACGGAGAGAAAAATCATTGGAGTTTCACGAACAAAGATACAATAAAGGAGCACGTGCTAAATTACAAGTGCTCCTGTGTCAGTTTATCAAGCGGCAGCGCGCTTGCGGGTTTTGACAACTTTCACCTCTTGAATTGCAGGAACTGGTACAACATTTGCATTCACCAGTTCATATACAACAGAAGTGGAATGATTCACAAGGCGAAGAGTTTGATTAACAAACTTGCGGAATTTGTTTGCACCATCATTCTCGTTAAAAGCACGAATCATAAACAGACTCACACCAACAACGATAGCACTGATGGTAGCAATGTTCTTCACAAGAGTGTCAACGAACTTCCAGTAAAAGGTCATAATTTGAGTTGGAAAGGGGAGTGATTCCTACACTATTGTGGCACTTTGGAGGTGAGTAACTTTAATTGATGGGAAGTTTTGCTTCTGAATTACTCTTAGGAATCACAAGTTCCTCCATAATAATTTGCTTTGGCAAAAAGTTCCAGCAATAATAGCTGCTACTAAACGTGATTTTGTCGTTTGGTCTACCATCAGGACTGTTAAACTTCATACGCTTGTCGAACATTAGAAGTTGCAAATCCTTATCCTTAAACAACTGCTTGGGAGCACTATCATTCAACCAAGTGTTAGTCATAATCAGAGCAAATGGTTTGCCAAATGATAGTGCTCGCTCAAAGAACTTACGCTTATTTGTGAATGGTGGGTTGGACACAATTACATCCCATTCAAAGTCTGGAGTGTAAGTGAGAAAGTCGTGTCCAGTTGAAATGTGTGTGGAGATGACTAGATTTTGTGCCCCAATCTGCTTGACAAACTCACTCTCTTTGGTATCAAATGGACACCAGACTTTTGCATCTTTGGGAATGTATTTGAGGATTGGAGTTACACCGTAAAACGGAGTGTAACATTCATCATTGTTACCCTCCGAGTACATTAGTTGTTTACTATCAATCGTCATACAATACGAGTCCCAAACTGTTGGATTTCTTTTTTGGTTAGACTACCAGAAAGGCGAGGATCTTTGTGCTTACCATGAATCTTACGCTCCCAATCTTTCTTGAGTTTGGGAAGAAGAATCATCAACACATCGTTACCAGTGAGTTTCCATACTTCTGCCACTTTACCACCATCATAGCGGGCAATATAGTGGTTAGAGTATTTGCCAAGTTTCTCCTCAATTAGATAACGTTCTTGCTCCTCCCAAGTATCCTGAACACTGATACCATTATATGTCCCATTGATAGAATTTGCAATGGTGGATTTATACTCACATTCGCCATCGTCATCGACAGCATCAGCACCAGAATAGGTTTCTGCTACTTTATGACCAAGAATACCCGCAAGATGAATCTCACGGGAGCGAGCATAGGAGAATGGATCTCCCCAACCTTGTTCCTCACAAAGTTGATACATTTGTTCAAAAAGTTCTTGAAACTTTTGTTCGGGGGACATTTACAAATCGCGTATGTTACTGTGGCAGTTTAGAGGTGAGTAACTTTAATTGACAGGAAGCTTACCCAATGATTTACCCTTTTTATGGTCATCAATGAACTTCCTGGATGATGCTTCTGTCCTACACACTTTGAGTTGCTCTCCATTATGAATGATCATCAGTTGAGACTTCCCAAATGGAATTGCAGCATAAGTATCCTTGAACATTGTAAACCCTTCTTTCATTTTACTGGTACCAAACCATTGTCAAGGGTTTTGACATTAGCACCAATTTTCTGAGAGATAGATCCAAGAATGTTCCACGGATGTACACCAATCATAGTCATCCTTTTCGCAGCATATTGCATCACCAAATCATCCATTTCTTCCAATTCATCAATAGTCTCTTTTTGACGTTTATCAATCTCTTCGTGAGAACAAGCATCACTGTCAAATAGAGCAAGATCCATAGTTGCTCCATTTTTAACAAAGTTCTTCATAATTTGAGGATACAGTCTAGCAACACGAGTGGAATCCTTTGTATTCAGAAGATCAGCACCGATGCCTTTATCATCCAAAAACTGTTGCGCTTCGTCGCGATTGTATGATTCAATTACACCTTTACGAGTAAAGTCTTTGCAGATTTTATTTGCAACGCCATCGATCTTTTGACCGCTCCAATTAAGGTCAAGACTGCGGATCCACTTTGAAATTGCTTGCTTGCTTTGGTCTTTACGATTCTGAAACCTTTTACGACCAAGTTCTTCAACTTCTTTATCGGTGATCACTTTTTGACCTTTGCCTTTATTTGCCGAAGCACGAAAGTCATCAAGACAATCCTCAAAAGATTCTTGGAATTCTGTGCGCGAAAGTTGATCCTCTACATATTCGGCAAAAATCCACTCTTTATATCCAATTTCAAGGAGATTTTTGAGACGATTAAACCCATTCATCAAATTATCATCAGGATAAATTGATGGAGTGAGTTCGGTAATGTCAATGCCTTTACGGAGCGAATCTTGGAGTTCTGCGTTGTCTCCAGTTCCAGAGATTCTCACACTATTATCAGTGTTCCCTTCGGAATTTTTTGTATTGATCTGACTAAGAAGACGCCAGCGATAGTCAACAAACTTCCAACCAGGAACTTTAAGTGGTTCAGGAAGTTTAGATTCAATTTCGGCGCGAAGTTGGGCGGGAACGCCTTTCAGGGAAACAGGAATAATGGTCATTGTGTTTGTGCTAAAAGCAACTACGAAGTTAGTTTAACAACTTTGGATAGGGATGTCAAGCCCTGGATTACACTTTGGGAAAAATCAGTGATTTCCTTGCGGTGGATGACCCATAGGGTCTGTGACACAGAATTGCAAGGAAATCGGGGTTTTACCCCCCATCCCTGGTGGGGGCGTCACCTCCGCACCACACTGATGGCGGGTTCGCCCTTCTGGAAGATAGTATCGACCACAGACTGAACAGCGCGGGCAGTGGTAATACCAACCTTGCTGTAGACGGGGATACACACAAGACCGAACGATTTGGTATACTGACCCAGGTTGCCAGGTTGGATACGTCCATCGCGCAGACCTTTGGCATCATCGTGATGCAAACGAATGCAACGTCCGATGGTCTGACTGATACCAATGAAGTCCATATTACGCAGGAACAGCACTGCTTCCAGACCGCTCACATTGATACCCTCAGCGAGGATGCTGTGGTGTAGAACAACAAACTTCTTATCGTTATCCTTACCCCAGGCACTCAGGGTGTCAAAGAATACCTCACGGTTGACCTTCTGACCGTCAATAACTGCGCCAGTCTTGGCAGTAATATACATCCAAGAGTAACCGCGTTGCTCTAGTTCGTGACAGAAATCAGTTTCTGCCACCAGCGACACGATTTGTTTGGTTGCCTTAGCGCAGAATCTTGCCGACTTGATTCTCATCAATCGTTTCCAGCAGATTCTCTGCATCGCGATCGAAGTTGGTCTGCTTTCCCTTTACCATTTCCAGTTGCTTGACGATGACTTTAGGGGGCACAATGTAACCACCTTCGACTAACTCAGGAGCTGGGACTTTGCAGATTACCTGACCATAAACTGCAGCATCATTCATCCCAGGTTTACCAGTAGCGAGGGAATGTTTGGGAGTTGCAGTAAAGAAATAGCAGCGACGTGCATTAGCAGCAAAGTGCTCAGTTGCAGGGAAAAAGTGACGCTGAACAGAATT